GCTTTCGCGGTCGGCTTGGAACGGGAGGCTTTGGCCACCGGAGACTCGGAGGATTTGGACGGGCAGCATGTATTGCTGCATGAGTTGGTAGGTCTGAACGATGATGGCTTTGAAGTCGCGAAGCCAGCGGTCCACCGTGTGCTGGGTGACGAGGGCGGTGTAGTTGGGATCAACCCCCTCGCCTGCCATGCCGAAGTATTCATTCACATCGCGGCGCACGGCGCGTTCGATCTCGATGGTGCCTTGGTCGAACGGCGGCGGTTGCATCCAGCCGATTTCGTTCGGGCGGCGCTCGGGGATTTGCACGGCGGGGCCGAGGATGATGTCGAGCTTGCCACGGTTCGCTGGCACGCGCATGGGCGGGAGGATGGCGATTCCGGCGCGATCAGTGCGGTAGTCGCGCTGGGTCTTGATTTCCGCCTGCATGGTGCTGACGATCTCGGGGATGCCGCGTGTCTCCAGCAGGCAGCGTGTCACACGCTCGCGGGGCAGTTCGATGAAAGGATATTCGCCGTGCGAGTAGGGGGAGATTTCCTCTTTGGCGAATATGTCCACATTCGGGTGCATGACCCGGCACATGACTTTTGTGGCTCCGGTCTTCTCGTCGGTCTCCTTGGAATAGACATGCCAGATTTCGATGAGGTCGCGGTGGTCTTGCCAGAGGATCGAGTCGCGGCGGTTGTGGTTCTGCTGGCTGTAAATCGGCCAGAGGCTTGTGCCCTTGTAGTTCTCGGCCTTCTCGTAGAATTCGTAGGGATAGCCTTCCGTGACCGTGCGCTCTTCCAATTCCTCGCAAGTCACCATTTCGCGGCGGGCGATCCATGGGGCGCGTTGCAGGTCGTAGGTGGCGGTGGGGAAAATAATGTCGTTGAAAGGCTCCAGGGCGGTCCACTCGGGCTTGCTCTCAAAAATGTAGGGCTCGGTGTATTCCACCGTGCCGCCCTCGCGGAGCTTGCGGATATTGGCGGCAGTGCCGGTGCCGGGGGCGAATTGCTCGGCGATCTCGATGGCGATCTCCTCTTGCAGCGGATCGAGGATGGCCCCGATGAGCATGGCAAGCGGCGAGGCCGGGTCGCCCTGCTCTTGGGCCATGACGATGAGGTCTTCGAGCGTGACGGATTTTTCCTCAATGCGCGTCGTCGTTTTCCAGAACACGCCCATGATGGCGAGGCCGTAGGTGGCGCGGATGTTGAGGGCGAGTTCGATTTCGCGGCGGAGGTCGGAGGCGCAATGGGTGAAGAGCATCCACTTCAACACGGCCTCGGCGGCGGTGCGGGAGAGGGAGTCCGAGGATTCCACCGGCATCATTTGCAGGCGGGCGGCGAAGGTGGCGGTGAGGCAAAGCTGGGCCTCGCGGTTGCAAACGAGGTCGGCGAGGCGGATGCGGCTGTCGGCGGAGCCTTCCCAGGGGAAAACATTTCGCCCGTAGTTGCTGGCCCATTTGCGGCCATCGGAAGACTGGCCATCCCACAGGGCCATGCGGGTATCGTAGTTCCGAGAGCGGAGGGTCGAGAACCAACCGCCATCGGTGGCCGCTTCGGTGAGCTGGCCGATCCAATACTTTGTGTCCCGAGTTTCCTCGGCAGAGTCTTTAATCATGCGGTGCGGAGGCCGGGCATGAGGATGGCGAACTTCCCTGTGCCGCCGCATTTGACGACGCACTGGGGGAAGTTGCGTTTGAACCACGCGATGAAATCGGAGTCGCGCCAGCAGCCGGGGACTTTCCAATTCCAGAAGTGGTAAATTTGGGGATCAACGGAGAGGGTCAAAGCGCCCACGCCTTCGATGGAGCGGAGGTCTTGCTTGGCGTGGTCGGCGGCGATGGCGTGCTGGCGGGCGTCGGCCTGCACGGCGCGGGAGTTCCACTGCTCGAACAACTCGCTTTTCGCTCCTTCGGCGAGGTCGCCGGGGAGGTCGCTGAGGGCTTCTTTGAGGATTTCCATTGAGAAAGAAATTGAATCCCCTGCCCCGATTGCCGGTGGCCTGTCCTGAGACGAGGGGCCACCGGCAAGGGCTGGGGGGCGGGATTACGCGGTGGCCGCGAATTTTCCGAGAACCTGCGGGTTGCTGACCGCTACGCCGAAGATGGCGTCGCAGAAACCACGGCGTCCACCGCCACGGTCTTCCAGCTCTTCCATGCGGGGTTTGCGGTTGAAGCCGATGGAAACGAGGTCCATGTCGAGCACATAGCCACGGGCCGCTGCCGCGCTGGCGGTGCCGCCATTGGCGAGGTAGGTCGAGACATGCAGCGAGAGAACGCCGAAGTCGCCTTCGTAGATGTCGATCGTGTTCACGATCTTCTTGTTCTCGACATTCGAGGAGAAGGTGCGAACCGAGGACATCACATTCGTGCTGCCCGCTTGGGTGCGGATGAAGTTGGTGAACGCACGCTTGAGGGAGGTGCCGCAAACGAGGTCGTAGTTGCGACGAGCGCGGCGAACCTTGAACATCGACTCCAACACATCAATGACATTCGACTCGGTGAGCGAGGAAGTGACGGTGGTGTTGATCGACGCGGCAGGGGTGCGGAACGCGGTCGGAACGGCTGTGGCTGTGTCGGCTTGCGCGGTGGATTTGATCCACTCGCCGATGCCACGGGTTTTGTAGGGGGCTGCGCCGGATTGAACCTGGCTGTCGTTGTCGGAGCCCATGATGGCCTCGATGTCGATCTTGAGTTCGACGAGGGCTTTCGCGGCGGCTTTGTTGAAAGCCTGCTTGCGGCCTACACCGGCGAGGTCGGCGACATTCTCCACGAGGTCGTCCACTTGGAACGCCCGGCGGACTTTTTGGATGCGGCCCGAGAGGAGTTCGCGGTTCGCGTGCTGGTCGTCAAACGAGGAGACATCCGCGTCGGCGAGGACGCCTGCGGTCTGCGGATCGTTGTAGCGGTCGGCGGGCCATTGGAAGAGGACATTGGTGGGCTCTTTCGACTTTTTGCAAAGCGAGAAGAGAGGCGTGTCGCCGGGTTCGATGAGGACCATCGCGTCGGACAAGTCCTCGCGTTGGCCTTTAACAGTAGTGATGGGGGTAGCTGGCATGGTGGTGGTTTGGGGGGTTTAAGTTTTGGGTTGGGTTAGTTGAAAAGTGAGGCGACGAAATTCTCGGCGGCATCACGGTTTCCGGACTTCTTCAACAGATCGAGCGGGTCGGCTTTGGTTTTGGTTTTCGGAGCGGCGGAGGGGCTGACAACCTTGGGAGCGACGGCGGGTTTCGCGGCGGCGGCGGGAGCTTTTGGCTTGGCCGCTGCGGATTTCTTGGCCATGGCCTCGGCTTGCTGGAAGCGGAGGGCTTGGCCGCGAATGGCGTCGCCGATGATGAGTTCGAGATTCGGGAGCTTGGCGATGCCGGGATACGCTTGCAGCGTGGTGAGCATCATCTTGCGGGCCGGGGATTCGTCTTGGAAAAGCTCGGGATAAACGGCGCGGGCTTCGTGCTGGAAGGTCTCGCGCTGGGCGAGGTAGTTCCGGCGGGCGGGCTCGGCTTTGAGGATTTGGCGGGCGACTCGCAGGCGCTCTTGAAGCTCTTGCTTCGTGAACTTGCGGGTGCTGCCGTCTCCCATGGGCACTTCCACTTCGCCTTCCATGTCGGCTTTGGCGATGAGGTCGGGCACATTGTCGAGGACGGTGTTCGCGGCGGCGATGCGGCTCTCCAAGGCGTCGGCGGTGGTGACATCGGCGAGCGGGTCGCTGGCGTCTTGCACCACGATGGGCTGGGCTTTGGTGAGGGCGTCACGGGCGGCGGCGAGTTCGGCTTGGAGGGTGGTGGCTTGCTCCTCGGCGCTTTTGGCGCGGGCGGTGAGCTTGTCCACGCGCTTGGTGAGTTTCCTCACGGCGGCGGGCTCGGCCTCTACGGTCTCCTCGTCGGGGTCTTCGTCGTCGGTGGCGTCGTCGGTTTCCTCGGGCTCGTCGGCTTCGTCGGAGGGATCGGACGAATCGGACGAATCTTCGGGGGAATCTTCGGTCTCTTCGGTTTCGGTTGTGTTGTCAGGGGTCTCATCCGCGATTGCTTCCTGGTCGGCCTTGGGGGCCGCCGGAGATGTCTCATCCACGGTGGGGAGGGTGACTCCCAGCGCGTCGATGACTTCGCCGATGCTGAATGCTGTTTCTGTCTGGTCCATGGTTTGTGGTGCGTCCAAGTCGCGGTGTCAGAACTGAGGGTTTATGCGGCTCCGCACGGTTTCCACGGAATCGCGGCGAGCAGTTCAGCACTCGCGCTGATGAGGGAAATGCCTGCGAAAATTGCGGAGCGGAAGGGGGTGCTGGCGTAATGGGACTAAACGGGCACTAACGGGACTAAACGGGGGCTAAAAAGATTTCACCACGGAGGACACGGAGGACACGGAGGAGGGGGAAGTTACCACTGATTTGCATTGCTGGCTCAATGGTCAAGCCTCTGTAGGTTTCCTGCCTCTGGCAGAGAACAAAAATTCCGACGACTTATTTCTTGGCTAGGAAAGCCTCGGCGCGGGTGCGCTTGATTTCTTCGCGGAGGGTGCGGAGGGCTTCCAAGCCACCGGCGCTGTGGGCGAGGAGGCCGGGGTTCTGCGCGGTCTGTGGCATGCAGGTGATCTCGGCGGCGTCCTCGATGGCGTCGGTGATTTTGAGGAGCACGGCGCGGAACCATGTTTCCTCGGGCGGCACGCACCAGGCGGCGGATTGTTCGTCGGCGGTCATGCTTAAAAGGGAATCTCGGGCGACTCGGTGAGCGAGTCGGAATGCGGCTCGGCGGCGGAATCCTCGCGGGGCTTCTTGGGCTCGAAGTAGAGTTTGAAATACTTTTCGCCCGTGTCGCGGCTTTCGTTCACATACGCGCTGATCCAATACTCGCGGCCCTCGATGGTGCATGAGCCTTTGTGCGTGGGGTGGGTTTCCTTTTCCTTTTTCTTGTTGCGGGAAAGGCTGCCGTGGTTGTCGGTGCGTTTGGCGCTCATGCGAGTTTTTCGAGGTCGGCGGCGCGATACCAGGCGCGGGCTCCTTGGCGGCGAATCGGGCGGAGAATGCCGGAGTCGATCAGTTTGGTGATTTGCTTTGCGCTAACGCCCAATCGGGCCATGACATCGCGGCGGCGGAGTAGTTTCATGGATGCTTTGATTTTAGGAGAGGGAGTCAAGGGAGGGATTGACCACAGAGGACACAGAGGGCACGGAGGGAGGATTTAGTAGCAGCCTCCTCCTCGGGTGCGCAGCGAGGCGGGGTCTTCGTATTCGACGCCGGAGAGAGTGATGTAGCGGAGGAGGTCGATCCAATCTTTGGTCGCGCCGCGTTTGCCGTCCGCGCCGGTCCATGTTTTCAAGGCGTAGATGAGGTTTTGGCAACGCTCGGAGATGTAGAGCCGGGGGGAGTTGAGGGCATCGACGGGGGCTTCGTCGTTGTAGGCGAGCCAGTCGTTGATGAGGGTGACGCCTTCGACGATGGCTTGGCCGCTGGTGGCGCGGAAGTCGAGGCCGATGCGGTCGCTGCATTGCTCGATCAAAGTTCGCACGCCTTCGTGCGTCATGGTGGGCGTGTTGCCGTAGCGGCTATCCATCCAACGCTCGGCGACTTCGACGCCATCGGCTTTCTCGGCGGCTTCGATGATGCGCTGATAGTCCTCGAAGCCAAACCCGGCGCAGGCTTTTTGCGCGGGGCCGGGGCGTCCGTCTTGTAGCTTGCCATCGGCTTCGGCCCACGGGCCGGGGTAGCCGACGCCTTCGATGTAGTCGAGCTGGTCGGGGAACTCGCGGTAAATCCAGCACCGGCCATCGGGCGTGAACCGAATCCACAGCATGGCCCATGTTTTCCCCTCGCCCGGATCGACGAAATGGAAGACGGTTCCCTCCTTGGGAACTTGGTCGTGCGGGACGACATGAACGCCTTCGCGAAATTTCGGAAACATGGAGAGCCGGGCTTTGGTGGGGACGCCGTAGGCTCGCATCAAGATTCGCTCGCGGTTGCTGCCGCGCAGTTCGGTTTCCATGGCCTCGGGGTTGCCGAAGGGATTGTCGGAGGTGTGGAAATAAACGACGCGGGCTTTCTCGCGGGTGCATTGCTGGATGCGGGGCACGCTCTCCACGCCGATGAGTCGGCCATCGCGGTAGCGGGGAAGCAGCGGGGCGGGGCATTCCTCCAGCGTCTTCGCGCCATCGAGGTATTCTTTGACCGTGGTGGTGTAGCCTTCCACCGGCGTGAAGCCGATGCCGAGTTCGCCGTCGCGGGTGAGCAGACGGAAGCGTAAGGCTTCAAGCCAATCGGGCGTGACCAATTCGTCGGCCCACACGAAATTCAACTCCGCGCCTTCGATGGAGGTGACATCCATCGAGTAGAACTTGAACCAGCATTGCGAGCCATTCGGCAGCACGAAGCTGTTCTCGGTGAAGCCGCCTTTTTGCGAGTAGGTGATGTTGGCCACCGCGCCCTTCTTGAGCTTGCCGCTGGCGGTGGGTTTCCATTCCTTGGGCAGATACTCCCACAAATAGGGCTGCTGGTTCTGGATGCTGGCGGATTCGGTGGATTGCAGGCACCAGACTTTGGCTCCCGGCTTTTCGACGAGGTGCTGCATGGCGCGGCGGGCAAAGTAGCGGGACTTGCCGGAGCGGTTGCCGCCGAGGATCAAAAGCTCGGTGACGCCCTTGGGGAATTTCTCGCGGAGGTCGGCATAGGCGGAATCGGCGCGTTGCCAGGCGGGGTTCAGCCAGCCGTAACGCCAAGGGTCTTCGACCATGCGGGCGATTTGCTCCTCGCGTTCGCGGTGGATGGCGAGGAGTTGGGCCTCGGTGGCGGCGAGCTTTTGGCCTCGGTAGCGGACGACGAAGGAGCCATCGGGGCGGCGGCCTTCGACTTCGATGGGGGGGATGACGGGGTTGGGGGTTTGGGGGATCATTTGACCACAGAGGACACAGAGGGCACAGAGGAGGATTTGAGTTCGGATTCGCGGAGGCTGAGCCAGGTGATGGCGCGTCCGGCGTCGCCGACATCCTCGGGGGTAATGCAGAGGTCGGAGATAACCCCGGCATCTTGCAGGAGGTTCAGCGCATGGGTGGCGTCGATCCGCCGGTGAGCAATGTAGTCGCGCAGGGAGTTCATTTGGATTTCTTCCAACGCTTCAATGCGGCGGCAATTTTTATGGCCGCGGCAGGAGATTTGTGGTCATGCCAACCAAGGCAATGCGCAGCGACACTGGCCAACTCATCGGCAACGGCCCTCGCCTCGTTGCGCTCTTGCTCCAGCCTCGCCATCTCCTCAGTCGAACGGAGTTCCAATCCGGACAATTTGTCCGCAATTCTGGCCGCATCGGCCTTTGCCTCGTCGCGCTCTCTTAAAGCAATCGAAAGCGGCGTGCCTCCGGCGTGGTTTGTGGCCCCTTCCAGTTGGCAAATGCGCTCGGCTTGGCGCTCTACTTTTGCCCTCGCCTCGTCGCGCTCGCGCTCCAGTTGGATGATTTTAAGCCTCGCCTCGCTCGCGATCAATCTATCTATCCAAGACTCCCGATGGCGATACCTCCCCCACGCCAGGTTAAGCATCCATGCAAGCTGAATGGCGTAATTAAGAGGCCATGCCGCCATCACGATCTCCCTCCTCTGGTAATCCCGATAACAAGCCGCCATCCAAGGCTTGGTTATGATGTTTTCAGATACGCGTTCAAAAATGAAACGCTTAATCATGTTGCTCATTTCGCGCCCTCCTTCAGCGATGTATCATCGGCGCACTCCCAGCATTTCTCGGCAGGCGTGCAAACGAGGCATTTCGTGTCCTCCTTTACAAAATCCAATACATCTTCTGGATGCTTGTTTGCAAACTGCGGGAGGGTTGAAAGTAACCCAACCGCAATGCGTAGTTGCTGCCTCGCCTCGTCGCGCTCCTGCTCCAGCCTTGCCAGCTCCTCAGTAAAACGGAGTTCCAATTCAGTAGAACGGAGTTCCAATCCGGACAATTTGTCCGCCAACGCAGCCGCATCGGCCTTTGCCTCATTGCGCTCGCGCCGGAGTTGCGCGATCATGGAAAGCATTTCGTTTGGCGTCATAACTCGCTTTCAAAAGTCCGCGCCTTCACGATCAAGCGCCGGGCATTTTCCATCAAATCGAAAAAAACCTCCTGTTCCCCGATGTCACGGGTGTATTCCGGTGCCTTCACATAGGTGAGGACGGCGCGGAGGTTGGCGGCCAAGTCGGTGGCGAGCTTGCAACAATGTGCGGCTCCAGGGTGATCCTGCCACTCGCGGTGACAGGCGGGGCAGGCTATCGCTGAATCAGATACTATTGACATATTTATGGGTTTTGTATGGGGTTAAAGGGTGAATGCGCGTATCCGTCGCGCCCCGGCTCTGAGTCCGTGGTTTGTGGAGACCATTCAGAGGGAGGTCGTTAGTTTTGAGCCATCCGCGCAAATTCCGTTCAGACTGCGGCCTCCTCGCGTGACTCTCACCGACTGGCACTCACGGCTTACCGATTCGCTCATCGCAAAAGACTTAGCTCGATGCGGTGAATCTCGCTCTCGATCTCCGCTAACATCGACCACTGCTCGCGGTTATAGGTGCCTCGAAACGGAAAATCGCACCGAGAAAATTTGCCGTTTTCAAAGACAATCAAAACCTTACCCAAAGTGTCCGGACACTTTGGGGTTTCCGAACCTGAGCTGAGTTTGAAATGATATTCCGTGATGTTGCGGGTGGATTTGTGGTGCAGGGTCATTTGGTGGGTTTAGGTTGCATGTAAGTTGCCCATTTGGAATTGTCGTTAGGCAGTTCGATTTGTTTGTTTGGCCGCTCGATAGGTGGTTGGGGAATGGTGCCCAGTGGACGACTTGGGACTCGATGCGGTCGCCGGAGCCGAATCGCCAGACTTCGCCATCGTGGAAGCCGGTCCAGACTTCGCCATCGGCGAGGCGGACGAGGACGGTGGTGTCGCTATCGGGCAGCCCGCGCTTGGCGGGCGACCAGGTGCTGATGGAGTTTTTCATTTTGTTTTTTTAATTTTATCCATTTTAGAGTTATATAACTTTATCTTTTGCATAATAATTTTAAGATTTTCATCACGGTCACCTTTTACAGGCAGTCCAAAAGCAGCAAAAATTTCATGGTTAATAATAAAAGAATCCAAAGCTCTTGCTTTAATTTTATTTATTTCTTCATCCCTTTCTTTTAACTGAAATTTTATTTCATTTAATTCTAAAGTAATGACTTGAATGTTTTTAATTGCTTTTTTTAAGTCCCTCTTTGCACATTCCCGTTCTCGCCTTGCGTCGTATAATTTTTGATATAACTTTTGTTCTTTATTCATTTCTGCCTTTCGTTCTGGTTGTTGCTGTAGGCTTTTTCGGTGACATTGCGGAAGATGGTGTGCTGGCCGATGAAGTTGAGTTTGATTTCGGGGGTGGGGCCGTTTCTTTGTTTGGCCAAGATGAGCAGGGTGTTGTGATCCATGGGCTCTTCGTCGGCGTCGCGTTTTTTGTTTTTATCGAGGCGGTGGATGAGGAGCACCGTGTCGGCGTCTTGCTCGATGCTGCCGGACTCGCGGAGGTTGGAGAGCTTGGGCTTGGAGCCTTCGTCGGCGTCGCGGTTGAGCTGGGCCAGGGCGATGATGGGGACATTTAACTCCTTGGCCGTGGTCTTGATGGCCTTGGAAATCTCGCTGACTTCGAGGGCTCGGCTCTCCCCTGCCCTCTTGGACGATCCGTGCATGAATTGCAGGTAATCGACGACGATGAGGCCGAGGCCGTGCTGCGACTTGGCCCGCCGAGCCCGGCTGCGGAATTGGGCGACGGTGAGGCCGGGGGTGTCGTCGAGGTAGAGCTTGCTCTGCACCAGCCGGGTGGCTGCGCCAGAGACATTCCCCATGGCTCGGCCGTCAAAAAAACCGTCGCGTGTGCGCTGGAGGTCCAAGCCTGCCTCGGAGCAGATCGCTCGAATCATGAGCTCAGAGCTGGGCATTTCCACCGAAAAGACCAGCGTCGGCACGGCATTCTGCATGGCCGCGTGGAGGGCTATCTGCATGCCAAGCGCCGATTTGCCGCAGGCAGGGCGAGCGGCGATGACGATCATCTGTCCACCGAGGAACCCGCCAGTCGAGCGGTCCAGATCATAGATGCCGGTCTCCAACCCCACGGTCTCGCCTCGGTTGTGATACACCTTCTCGATATGCTCTACGGCGGCCAGCACGGCGTTTTTGCAGTGCGAGACGGGGTTTTCCCTTGTCGAGTGCTCTCGGAGGGCATACAGCGCCTGCTCGCAGCGTTCTTGGGCATCCTCTGTGGTGAGTGCAAAGTCGTTTGCCGCCTCGGCCATGGCGAGGGCCGCTTGGCGCATGGCACGGCGTTTCCAGACATCCAGCACCTCGGCAGCGTAGTGCCGCCAATTCATGGTAATGGCGACTTCCTGCACCAGCTCAGTCACATAGGCATAGCCGCCGCACTCCTCAAGCTGGCCCGCCTTCTCCAGCTCAGTCGTCACCAGGATAAGGTCCACCGGCCGGGCAGCCTGCCGCATGGTGGCGACGATACCCATGATCGTCTGGTGCGCGGGCAACACAAACTGCTCGGGCGACAGCGCCTCCAACACGCTATCCGCCGTGCGGCCATCGGTGATCGCCGCGCCGACCACGGCTTTTTCGGCGATTTGATTTTCGGGAAGAATGTTTTTCATCACGCAGCGAGGAGTTTATGTTTCGCCATGGCCCGCGCCTTTTTTAAATTTGAGCCAAACCCGAGGAGGTTGAAAACCTGACACGACACCCGTGTATTTAGCTCGTAACCCATGAGGCGGTATTGGATTGCCCCATCATCGCTTGTCACCGGCGAGCCATCCTCGCGCAGCATGGTCTCGTAGATCGGGTCTTCGACTGGGCGGCTCTCATAGACGCCCACCTGCCATTGCAGGAAATCATTCTTGCACTCGGGGTTATGCCGTGTCACGACATAGACCACGCCTTCTTTTTCTATTGTTTCGATTGGTTGTATCATGTTGGTTTTTATTATGCTGCGGATTGTTTTTCACGCACCCATGCTTTCATGGAGTCGGGGAGGTTTGCCCAGGTGGAGAGGTTGCATTCGGGAAATTCGGAGGTCACAAGGTCTTGCCAGCCCTGCGGTTCCATGGAGACAGGAGCCGCCGCGCTCACGCTCGCCCCGCTGCGACCCGCCCAATCCCGCGCCCGGCTCACCTCGGTGAGGATGTTATTCAAAAGCGTAGCTAAGTCCTTGCGGCGAAACTGCGCCGCCGCGCCTTCTTTTTGTCGATAAGCCCATTCGAGGAAACGCCAATCATCTTCACACACGGCCACCGCCGCTTTTTTATTTTTCTCCCAAGCACGGGCGGAGGAGGAGTCAAGAGGTGTCGAGTCTCGAAGGTTGAAGAGATTCCGGAATCGAGTCAGGACAGGATGCGTCGTTTCTGGCTTTGGAGTTTCTTCGATTTCCAACTCCATGTCCCCTGTGGGGACTATAGGGGTATTATCTATTCTATTCTTATCTAGGTCATCGCCCCGTGATACATCCGTCATATTGGTTGTATGACGGTCTGATGATGAGGCTCTGTATTTTGATGACGCCTTGGCCATCACAGCGCGTCTTTTTGCAGACACTCCATTATGCTCATCGAAGCGAGCAATCTCCACGCCGTCTTCACTTTCCAAAATCCAACCGACCTTTACCAAAGCGGATCCAAGTCCTTTCAAACCCGTCTTGCGGTCGATAGCTCCAAGAGAGAGTCCTTGTAGTCGTCCATCCGTGCTCTGATCGTCGGCCATAGACCATATCCAATACAGACTGCCGATGACCTCGCGCTCGGGCTTGTTTGTCATGTCGCAAATCTTGGCGATCCGAGGATCATCCCAAAGGTTGCTGCGCATTTTTATCCAGTTTGACATACTTATTTTTTCTTTCCAAATTGCATTCTATTTTCTCCCCAAGCGCCCCGCGTCCGGATCCCCCGACTTTCCAGCCAGCGGTCGCACGCTGCCGCCATGGCCCGGCTGTCGCGCACCGACATCCACCCCACCCGTGCATCGCCCGGCTCCAGGGCTTGCAGGGAGTTTGATTGGGCGTTCTGCGTTTGGTGCTGGTCGTAGTCCACGCCTTTCATGCGGTGATAGGCTCAGGGGCCATCTCCACGCGCCGACGCAGCCGGTGGAAGCACGCCAGCGTCATCAGCGCATCCTCCAGCGCATTGTGCGTCTTGCCCGAGCGGGAGAAGCCCAGCGCCGCCGCGATATGGTCCAGATTCAGCCGAGGCTGCCCATCCTTGCCCACCGGCAGGTTCAACGCCCCCACCTCGTAGGCCAGCCACGCCGTCGCTTGCAGGTCCACCATCTTGCCCATCGGCCAAGTCAGTTCATTCCGCGCAAACGCCGCCCGCAGGAAATCGCGGTCGAACGCCACATTGCAGCCAGCCAGCACCGAGTAACGCCGCTCACCCAGCCAGAGGGCCAAGTCCTGCATCACATCGCGCTCCGGCCGCCCGTTTTTTTCCAGAAAATCAAGGGTAAAGCCATTCTTCGCCAGCGCATCCGGCTCGCAAAGCCACTCAGGATTCGGCCGGATAATCGCAGTAAAAGCCTCGTTATCCATGGAATCCACCGCCGCCACGCTCAGAAGCGCATTCTTCGAGGGGTCAAAGCCCCCCGTCTCCGTGTCGATGACAATAAGTCGTGATTTCATTTTTTCGGGGCCGTTTTTTTTTGCTCAATAAAACGGCGATAGAGCGCAACGCTCACAGCCGCAGACTGAAACAGGGTTGTTGTTTTTTTCATAAAGTTCCGATATGGGGGGCAAAGCGTTGTTTGAGAGGGAGCCAGATGTCCCGCTCTCCAGGCATCGCAGGCACCATCTCCCCAGCGCGGTAGAACCGGCTGTCCTTCACACGCATCAGCGCCACGCGCATCGTGCCCGCCTCGCCCGTAGGAATCTGCACCTGCACCAAGTAGCGGTTCGGAGTCGGGCGATACACCTTCACCTTCACAGGCTCCGGCGTCACCGCCTCCGGAGTCACAGCAGCGGCCACCGCCGCGTTTTTTTTATTTTTCGATTCAGCCATAGGTTAGTTAGTTGAAAGCTCCTCAGCGGCCACCTGCGGGGCAGCAGAGACCCCTTTGTCAAAAATTTTCTGTGCACCCAAACCAGTGGGTTGTGATGGGGGGGCCTCGAAATTCTCGACCCCCTCCCCCCCCTCCTGATCGACCCGCCCGGCCTCGGCCTCGACCGGCTCGACACCGGCGGCACAGGGCGAAGTGGCTGACAAAGTGGCTGACACCTGAGAGCTTCCCGTAGTAAATCCCGCCGAAACTTCTGATCTTGCATCAGAGCCAGCCAGGGCGACGGCTTCGGCAGGCATCCCGGCAGCCAGGGCAGTGCCTCCATTTTGTGCCGGCGCGGCGGCGCTTGGACCGGTTAGCGGCACGACCTCGGCCTCGAGGACCGGCAGCGAGGCCAGCATCTCGGCGAGTTTGTCCTGGCTAACCTCGACCCGCTCGACGCGGGCGGTGGCCTCGCCGCTGAGTAGTTGCAGCTTGTCCGTCATCACCGCCGCCACAATGGCCGCATCCTTGGCCGTCTGAATGTGCGGCACCAACTCGATCGCTCGCTCGACAGAAAGCCGGGCCGCACGGCGAAAATCCCTCAGCAGTTCCTTTTTATCCTGCTCTATAGAAAATCCTTCCCGCTCCCTGACAGCCGCCACGGTATTCCGCGACACCCCGAGCGCCCGGGCAATGCTCGACATCGAAAGCCCCTCGGCCAGCATCCGCACGACGGCCCGGTAAGTCTCCGGCTTCCGAGCCAATAAGCGCTCCCCGCTGAACTCCCCGACAGCCTCTAACTTCTCCGCCCCGATTTCCTCCTCCGAAAAAAGAAACGGCGCGGCAGAGGCGGCGGCTTCCACGGCCTGCAATGGGGTGTTTCCCTCTGGGGTATTCACCCCATGAGAATTTTGGGCACAAAAAAAAGCCGGATCGGCGGCAGGGTCCGGCATGGGTCAGGCGTGAGCAAAAAGATTCCGCCGGTGCGCAGGCCGGGCATCCGCGCCACCGACCCGGCACTGATCCAGCACCCGCTTGACCTCACTCTCAGGGATCAGCACCCGGTCCCCGAGGCGGACATAGCCGAAAGTCCCATCATGGAGCCGGAGATGCATACCCGCCCGCGAAATCCCGAGGATTTTCGCCAGCTCCGTCGGGCTGTAATGCTTCTCAATCATCGCGACACCCTCCAGGCAAGCAAAACCAGCGCCGCCGCAGGCCCGAGGGCACAGAGCGCCTCCCACGACCAACCGATGAAATGAATCGCATCCGCCCCGCTCATCGCTCGACCTCCACGGAAAAAGGCCGCAGCCCGAAAATTTCAAAAAACCTCGCTCGCGCAGCCTCCCGGCTCGACGCCCGCACATAGTCGCCAAACGGACCGCGCAGCGGATCCATCGCCCGGCACAAAAAAAGGCGGCTCATATCTGGCCTCCTTGTTCACCGACGAATCCCGACTTTGTCGGACACTCAGGGCGCAAAAAACGCAGCAACGCTTCGCGCACAACATCCGAGTTGCTACACATCCGCCGCTTTGCCTCATCGGCCAACAGCCCGCCGAGCGGCTCCGGGAGCCGCGCAGATAGTTTAGTTAATTTGTGGTTTGCCTTCATGCGCCGCCGACATTGTCAGACGATGTCGGGTCTGTCAAGTGGGGAAAAATACTTATTTGCAACCACGCAAAAAAATCCGACATTGTCGGCGTGAAACAAAAACAGAACAAAACCGAGAAAATCGATGTTCGCCTTGAGCCGGACCTTTTCGCACAGGTTGATTCATTTGCCAAAGCCAACCGCATCAGCCGATCTCAAGTCGTCCAAAAAGCACTGCTGAAATATTTCGGCCACCACATAGCATCCGACCCCGGCGAGCATCAGTATTTATTGAATGAATCGGGAAACTTGCCACCCCTCGAACCATGGCAGCGCTCCGCTGGTGGATCCTCAACTCAGACAATCACGAACTCCCGCCAGGCTGGATAAGCGAGGTTATAGATTTAACCAGCCCATGAAACCACTTCTCGCCCTGCTCGCCCTCCTCCTTGCGGCCTGCGCCAGCCCTAATCCCCGCGAGACCTATGCCCCGCGCCTACCCCGTCGCCGCCGCCATGGAAATCCTCATTGAGACCAGCCCGCCCGGCGGCATTGTGGACTGGAATGGCAATGTTCTCGGAGCCGCCCCCGTCACGCTAAAAATCCGTCCCGACCTCACGCCCGGCGGCCGCCCCCGCTGGCCCGACCTCGGCGCACTCACCCACTATTTCCGCGCCCGCTGGCCAAACGGAGCCCGCGCCTATGAGATTTTCCAGCCCTCCGAAATGCCCCCGCAGCACATCGCCATCGTTTGCCCCGGATCCGCCAATCCCCTCCTCGATTCCCTCCGAGCCGACGCCCGCACACTCACGCAAAAAAAATCCCGCTGACCCGCCGAGGCCCATTCCATCGGACTCCGCAGGTGTCAATAGAAATCTTCAAAAAAAATTTTCACTCAAAAGAAAAATTTCTCTTGCCCTCATTTTAAATCTCCATAGATTTAATTCCGCAGGCCACCAACGGCCCGCCCGAGTCGGTCGGCAACCGGCACCAAAAAACCGCGTCAGACGGTATCTGACACAGAAACAAATGATCCAAAAAATCGAAAAAGCCGTAGCGGTCGCACTCGCCACCGCCTCCATCCTCAGCCTCGCCCTCGGCGTCGCTTTCACCATCACCACCGGCAGCCCCGCCGCATTTATTGGCGGCTTTGCCCTCTTCCTGGCATTCGCCGGGTTCGCCGCCACCCTCAACCCATCCATCTAAGGAGGACACGACCATGACAATCACACGATTTGCCCGCACCCGCAGCAACGGCGCAGTAAACTACACCAGCCGCAACGGCTCCATCCCATTCGACCAACTCCGCCAGATCGCCCCGTCAGTATTCGCCGAGCAAGCCCACGGCAGCCGGTCAGCAGCTTACAAATACATCCCAACGAGCGAAATTCTCGCGGGCCTCGCCCGTGAAGGCTTCCGCCCATACGCCGTCATGCAGGGCGGCAGCCGGGAAGAAGAAAAACGCGGCTTCACAAAACACCTCTTGCGCCTCCGTCACGACAGCCAGCCGCTCCAGGTCGGCGGCACGCATAACGAGATCGTTCTACTCAACTCCCATGACGGCACCTCATCATACCGCCTCATGGCCGGAGTTTTCCGCCTCATCTGCGGCAACGGCATGGTAGTAGCTCAAAACCTCATCGACGACATCCGCATCCCCCACAAAGGAAACATCGAGGGCCAAGTTATCGAGGGTTGCGTCAGCATCCTCGACCGGCTCCCCGAGGTCTCCGAGAGCGTCAACGAGATGGCCGCCCTCCGGCTCACCGAAGGCGAGCGCCAAGCATTTGCCCGCGCCGCCCTGGTCGCCAAATACGACGACGCCGACAAGCCCGCACCCGTCACCGCCGATCAGGTCTTGACCCTCCGCCGCCATGAGGACGCAGCCCCTACCATGTGGAACACCCTCAACGCCGTGCAGGAAAACCTCATCCGTGGCGGCCTGCGTTACAACCAACGCAACGAAAACGGCCGCCTCGTAGCCCGCCGCCGCACCCGCGAAGTCGGAGGCATCGACCAAAACACCAACATCAACCGCGCCCTGTGGGCCTTGGCTGAGGAAATGAAGAAACTGAAAGCCGCCTAATCTCAACCAGGCGCGGGTCCGATCCCCGCGCCACCTTTCAAAACATGAGCACACAACACACACCCGGCCCTTGGAAATTTAACGACCACGGCATTTATGTCGGAAATGCTCACTGGATAGCCAAAGCCAAAACATCCGAAACAACCAGAGAGCAAACCGCAAATTTTCGCCTCATCGCCGCCGCCCCGCAAATGCTCGAAGCGCTCCAAGCCGCCCTTGAAGCCATAGGCGACACCTACGACGCCCGAGACGCCGAAGGCACCGAAGGCGAGCATCTCCGCGACCAGATCGCCGAAGCCATCGCCGCCGCCACCGGC